AACCTGTATCAGGATAAAGGGTCGAGGTTCATTGCCTCGCTAATCAGCTTTGCAATGCAATCTGCCAGCCAAACGATGTGCGCAGGCTTAGCGTTGTCTACATCCTCAAGCGTCCACTTCGGCTCAAGCAGGAACTCCTGCTTCACAGCCGCCCTGACGCTATCCCCACGCCACACCGATAAAGGTTGAGTTTCCTTGCCCTTCATGTCGAGGTGAAAATCCTCAAGCATCTTTTGCGTAATTTCTTTCAGAACGCACTTGCCAAACTTTTCGTGTTCGAATTCCATATCAGCCTCTATAACGTAGCCAGAGCAGATTTAGTCTCGATGGACAGCCAGTTAGATGCGGTCGGGTTATAAACGCCGTCCAGCACCAGATCGTAGGTCATCAAGCCGTTTTTGTCCTGAAACAGTTCCGGCGCCTGCATGGAATGTCCGGCAAAGTCAATTGTCATGGAGCGCAAAGCTGTGGTTAACCCACTATTGGTATAGATAATCCGCACGCGCTTTTCCAGAATTTTGCTGGCATCTGTCGCAAGCATGGCAATCAGATAATCGTCGGTGGACGCGTTCAGCTCCAGTGACAGTTTCAATTGCCCGCTCCACTTGCCATCGTAGCTTTTACTCGGTGTGCATTCTCCTAAGAAATTATCATAAACGCGGTTGGCATTGACGCTCAACTCCCAGCTAAACGCGCTTGAAGCCAACGCGGTAAAAGTGGAGCTACCCCAATCTGCTAATTTGACCGAAGCCATGCAGCCGGACAAGCGCGTACCAGTAGTTAGATCCTGCAAAGTTGCCAGCGCGCCTTCTACCACTTTCCCGCCCATCAATGACGCGCCCACGCTCACGCCGGAGTTGGCCGCCCCGCTTAGTGTCAGGCTGGTAACACTGGCATCCTGCATCTGCCAGACTTCGTTGGTCTGTCCGAACTGCAGCGTGGCATAGCGTGGAGCGGGAGCCGAAGTGGTCGGCGCGCTATAAGTGCGCGTATATGGGGTGGTTGTGCCAGACAGCGTGGCTGCGCCAAAAAGCATTTCCAGCCAATAGTTCAATTCTTCAAAGTCCGTGTCACTGGTCTCAGCGGTTGCGCTGGATAGATAGCGGTCAAGTACGGTCTGATGGGTGGGAGCTAAAGTCCCGCGCAACTGGTCAAGCGCGCGCGTTTCGAGTTCCGGCCGCAGCTTGAAGCTGGACACGTTCTGCAGCTTTACTGTTGCAGTTGTGTTTGGCGTGCCGAATGCGGACTGCCATGCGGATTGTAAAACATTATGTGCATTAAGCATCTTTCACCTCTAACTTTTCTTTCTCATGAACATATAGACCGGCTTTTAGAGCCGCCTCTTGAATTTCTTTAGGCAGCTTCGCCCATTCCTCAGCGCTCATATCCCGCGCCGGAACGCCTGCGAAGTAGCCACCGCCCTTGTAGATATATCTATCTTTATCCACTCACTACCTCCTTGATATTCAACTGGCAAAGCACGCCAGCGTAAAACCGCCCGCTTCCACGCGGCCACTCATACTCGCCCGGTGTCACTGATGCAGACTCCAAAGCGGTATTAGCATAAGGGCATCTAAACGTCCTCAGCATATCCACATATTTTCCAGCATAATCAACAATCTCTGGGGCAAACTCTCTCAGTCCAATCCCCTGTTCGCTCGCTTGCCAGAGCATAAGGTCGGTAATCTGCCAGTTTACCGTCAACCCCGTTCCAATCGCGATAAAGCTCAAATCCCGCCCTTCTCCCGGAGTTCCACCCACCGGAAGCAATAACCGGCATGGCAATTGCGATGTTGTGATATTCTCTGGCAATTCATTCAGCCCATATACAGCCGGCGTTTTACCAGATGTTGTTGTAACCGACTTAGCTTTAAGTACGGTGTAAACGTTCGTAATCACACTCATACCGCCGCCCTTCGCTTGTACCGGTCAAGCAATTTCTGCACATCTGCAGGCAATCCGCTTGGCATGATCGTAACACCATCGCCCGTCACCATCGGTCTGTCAATATCAGCGCTGGTGTCCTTTTGCCGATATAGAAAAGCTGCAAGCCTTATGCAAGCGTGCGTGATATCGGCAGGAGCGGTTGCACTATATCCCCACGTGCCCGCAACGCTAATCTCGCTATCGCCATTCGTAAAGCTCCAAGCTTGGTCTTCATCCAGCTTGATAATCCACTTCGGATTGTCATTGCGCGGAAATAGCCGATATTTATCGGAAGCAATCTCAACCCCATCACCATTTATCAGCTTGGTCACAGAGAGCAGGTCGTAACCCCATAAATACAAGTTCTGCCCGTCAATGTCATCTATGGTGAAATACTTGGTTGCCGTTTCAGCTTCAAAATGCCTGCCAGTGTAAGCGTCAATTATACCTTCAGCTCGTGTGAGCAAGTCAGTAAGCAGAGGGTCGTCTTCGGTCGTGGCAACGCTTATACCTAAATAGTCTTTTAGATTAGTCAGGCTTGCGTAGCTCATTCGGCTTCCTCACCATTCTTGACTGTTTTAGTAGCCTTTACTTTTGGCTTATTGGCTATCTTAACAGCAGGTTCTTCTGCAAAAGTAATAAACCCACATCGCCTGTAATCATTTGCGTATTCAACTGGCATTTCAGCAGTCGTGCCTTCTTTATAGGGCACTGATTCGCCATCAATATTGGCAACGAAATTGCGCATAACATAAATCTTGATAGACCCATTCATATTTTCACTCATAGTTTCACCTCTCTCGAATGGTATTAGTATATCACCGTTTGGCTTTATATGCCCGCAAATGACATCAAAGCGGCAGATCTGTTTGAAACCATGCCTCAAGCAATCAGCGGCAAACGGCATATCCGGGCATGGACTTCCGGCAGGTTCATTCCGCCGCATTTCGAATGTTTCCAGCACTTTGCGCCGAATTAGTGTGCATCCAAAGCCCCCTCCGCTTACCTCAATCCAGCCTTGCTCTCTTGCCTTTTTCACAATTTCAGGAAAATTTGACAAGCTCATATCAGGCCATTTGGAATTAACAGCCCTGCAAGCATTCAATATCGGCTTGAAGCAGCGAAACATATAAAGTCCATATACCACATCTGAATCGGTTGCCAGCATTTTTACCAGCGCATCTTCAGGAATTATCATATCGTGCTCAATTATGAATAGGTAATCATAATTCCCATCGAGAATGCGCTGCCTTGCATAGCGATATTGGTGCAGCGTGTTTTCGTGATCTACATTACGTATTCCGGTAATAGCTTTCAGATTATTAGTGCTTATTTCGACTTCAAGATCAACCCCTTCAGGTACTTTAATTTTAGAGATACTCTCCAGCGTTTCATTACGAATCGCCAATTCCCCATTATCCAGTTTATATGTTGGACAAAACAATAAAATTTTCATCTCTCGTATTTGTGCCCTTCTAATCCAAAATTGAAAAATGGATTTAGGCTATAAACGTTGCAGCCGTAAACCTCTTTTAGCTTCGCTCTCAATGCAATCGTCTGCGGCTCGATTCGAGTAATAAAATCGCGATAAAATTGCGCGCCATAAGGGGATTCGTCATATTCAGCAATATTCATCATTCCGTCCAACAGTCCGCAATCATGCCCAACAATAATAATGTTCGCGGCTCCCATATAAGCCGCAATGTGAATTGCGCTTGTTATAGTGGAGAAGGAAACAACAATCTTATCTGTCCCTACCACACTTAAATCAATCCTATCCATTTTATTGTTAAGATGCTCGAATACATAATCCGCGCCTTCATTCCTTGCTAATCTCAGCGTGCCGCAATCATATGCGCTGCAAATCGTCTTAAACCCAAATTGTTTCGAGGCTTCGATAGTAGCAGCCATTCCATTAGAATCTTTTCTGACAATGTAATCTAAATTAGTAAAACGTTTCCAGATTTGATTAACTCCAATAGCAAGCTTATTGTCAAAAAAGCTTTGGTCAATATAACCGGCAGAGGCGCCGGAAGCCACAACATAAATGTCATATCCCTCGTGAATGTTTTTCAATTCTTCAATTGTTTTCACAGCGCCTCTGCTTCGTTAGTTAATCGGTCTACGTCGGGTGAACAGCGCACTGGAATGCCTCCGCCTGCAAAACCGCGCAGCCGAAGCGATAGGTTGCCAAAATGCCAACCTGCCCATTACCAGCATAAAGTTCATTCAAACGGCGGATTCTCAACCCGCGATTAATCACAAAACCCATGTAATTGAAGTTACCAAATAGCAATGATTTATTTGTTGCGCCAATTTTTGGCACATTGCTATTCAATATCACGGGATAACCTTCCAGCGTTGGTCCATCCACAGTACCACTCAGCCGAGCTACACCACTTGTGAACGTGAATACTTTGGAATCGATCAGTCCCTTTAAAGTGAACCAAGTTGCGGGATTCATAACCCAAGCTGCACCATTGTGATAAGGTGAACCGAGTTTACCCATTAATGCAGGGATTTCAGTAGCAGCTATAGCACTATTGGAACTAAGCGGTAAACCAGCCGTACCACCAACAAATGCGCCTTGCGGTTGACCAGTACCACTACCAACTAAAGCATAGTAGTTTTCAGTTTCAGCTACCGCCCGTCCAATTGCATCGGTCAAGAACGCTTCCAGATTACTGTTTTCATCTTCCAACAGCTCTTCCGAAATCTTGATCAGCTTGGTGAACTTATAGATGGGAACGACTACTTGCCCAAATGTCGGTTCTTCTTCAGCTCCAGTAATTTGGACCTCTTCAGCCACTATTCCGAACTTTGTTAGGCTTCCATCCTCAGTCGGGAAGTTATATCTATCCCGATTGGTGGTCACGCGCATCAGACCCAGCTTGCTAATGATTGATTCTTCATCGCGCTTGGCGATAATCGAACCATATTCATCATCAGGAACGAGATAGCCACCATGTTCACCCATATCTGGATATATCGCACTTTCGTGCAGCGCTGTTTTTACTGCCTTACGTATATCAGATTCCTCGCCGGTGCGAACATAGTTCCAGAACACGCTCTTATAGCTTTTATCGCCCAAACTTTCAACTACAGCAGGTGCTTTTACAGTTCTCTCACCACGCTCTAATCCGGGCTCGGATTTCAGTTCTTCTATAATCGACTTACGGATTTCATCGGCAATTGCCTTGATATCCACTTTAGGCTCTTCAGCCTTTACCTCTTCAACGATTTTTTCTTCGTCCATAGTATTTTCCTCCATAGGAATTATTGAAATTGATTTATTATCAGCTTCAACCGATTCCTCGACCGCATCCACCGCTGATTCCTCAGCCTCCGGGATTGCCTCCGCGATTTTCTCAGTCTTCGCTTCGATTACAGCGAAATCGTTCGCTGGTAGTCGCCACTCATTGATATCAAACAGCGCAAGCTCACCTACCGGCCACACGCTGATTAGCCCACCCGCGCCTTTTCTAACCAGGTGGCTCACTGCCCCACTTGATGCCCGTAAGCTGTCAATGCTTGCCTTCATCAACCTTTGCGCTAACGGTTCGTCGCCGTCCAAAACGGGCTCGAACCAATGCCCGCGTTCATCCGCTCCAACGTAAGTGGCTTTACCAATCAACGCCGGAATTTTCTGTTTCTCGCCCATCTCTTCAGGGTCAAAGCCGTGATAGTAGGTAACATTCACCTCATCGCCTGTCTTTAGCCAAATGTCTGTTTCAGACGTGAACGCCTCTCCATCCAGATCGCGCCCCTCTATTGGCCCGCCATACGGTACACCCAGCACACGCCAGCCGGTATCGACATATTCGCCGTCTGCCTTCATGCGCTTATCAGTCTCAACCTCGCGCTCAATAACTCCCTCAGGTACTTGTATTTTGATTCTGTACGTTTCAGACATTCGCCACCTCTTGTTCTAAAGCCCTCATAATTTCATGCTCAATACGTGGTGCATAAACTCTCGCCGCTGTATCTACATTCAACCAGCCACTCGCAATATGCTGTGCAGTTTGCTTTGAACCTTGCACCAATTGTGCATAACTGGCATTATTGCCAATTACCGCAGTCCACCCAGTATTACGCATCTCAATTGCCCAGCGCGACCCGAGCTTTTCACTTCCCGGTCCACCGCGCTTATATGGCACGGTAATATCCCCGCGCTTCAGATGATAAAAGAAGCCTTTCCTCACCCGCTCATTCGAACGGATAAGCGGATTCGCCATTGGATATTTTCGCGGATATTCCCGCAGCTTGCCCTGAAGAAAGCGCGCTTGATTAGCAATGACGGCTTTTACCCGCGTCATCTGCTCAAGCTTCGTCAGCTTTGCGATCAATTCTTCGGCACCTTCAACGCGAATGCTAATTTCCATTACTTGTCCCTCTTTTTTGGCTCATAAGCAGTCATACATCTGCAACGAGGATGCAGAGGAGGAAAAACGCCATCAGTAATTGGCTTCTTGTGGCGCGGGCCGCAAACCGGGCAAACCATTTCATCATTAGCAGTCAGCCAAATTGGTACTAACTCAATGCCAGTTTCTTTTGTCATTTGCTCAACCGCTGCACGCTCCCCTTCAACAACCGCCCTTGTTGTTTCCGTTGTAGCAATCAGCTCAGCCCGTCTTGGCGAATGCCAGCGTTCCAGATGCCGCGTTAAATCCTCAATTGTCCAATTCTCGGTGAAAAAGCGCGGAACTGTTTCATTGACACCATCGTAAGTCGTTTGAAACATCTTTTGTAATAAGTCAGATAAATTCGTCCTTGCCCAATTAGCAGCTGTGTTATTCGCAAGCCCCCAATCAATTCCGATACCAATCCCGTCAGCTAAATCCATTGCCGCTTCGATGTAAGTATCAACCAGAATTGGCTCAACGTCTTTCTGAATATCCTTCCAGCCGCCCTGCCAATATTCAGGCGGTACGTTCGCTAAGTTAGGTGGATCACCTAAATAATTGAGCAATTTGTCAAGCTCAACGCGCAGATCCTTACTCAGCACCCGCGCTAATTTACGCTCAATTTCGTAGCGGTCAATCATGGATAGTTTCTCCACGCAATCACAGAATCAAATAAACGTTTCACGTCATCAACCGACTTTGCAGCTTCAAGCGCGCCACTTATTGCACCGTGCAAACTTGGCTCGATTACACTCGATTCAAACTCACGAATCCCCTTGCCATCCTTGATCCGCTTTTCAGCCATGCGCTGCCACTTCCGCAATTCAGCATCACGCTCATCAACCGGCTCCGACCCTGCCGCGTCCTCGCGCTCGTCCAATTGTTCTTGATGCGCGCTTAGCATCGCCGCTTGTTCATCAGTCAATGTGTAACCGGCCAAATCCAGCGCAAGCTCAATTGGAATTCCAGCAAGTACCAGCTTATTCAGCAGCGCGGCTCTGCCCCCTTCATCCTCTTGGAATATGTCCAGTTCCTCAAATTTGAATTCCAGCCGCATACCATCACGAGCCAATAATTGCGTATTCAGAGCATCCTCAAACATCCGTGCTCTTGGCTTAATAGTATCCTCATAAAACGATAAGCGGTCTTCTTGCGCGGTTGCATAGTTAGCTGCCTCGCTATCCAGAAGCGTTTGCTTTATACCAAAAGCCATTGCAATATTATCTTTGGCTATTTTATCCAGCTCTGTGAATGCTAAGTCTTTCAGCGGCGGCGTGAGAGTGGTAGCTGTAATTGAACCTGCCCGCATTCCCATAACCCGAAATGCGTTCTTAATTGTAGTCGCCGATCTCTTGAACCAATTTTGAACACGCTCAATCTCATTCCGGTCATTCGTGTCAATGCCCAGAA